TGGTTATTATTAATCAACGCTATACAATCTGATTCTAAAGATGTATTCTATATAGCACCAACATTCCAGCAAGCCAAAGATATTATGTGGGCGATGTTAAAAGAACTTGGTAAAGATTTAATATTGCAAGCCTACGAGAATACTGCGGTACTTACACTTATTAATGGTAGGAAAATATACCTCAAGGGAAGTGACCGACCAGAAACACTAAGAGGCGTAGGACTTGCATATGTTGTGCTTGATGAATATGCTTCTATGAAGCCAGTTGTTTGGGAACAGATAATAAGACCGACTCTTGCTGATGTGGAGGGTAGGGCACTCTTTATAGGTACGCCCGCAGGAAAAAATCATTTCTTTGATTTGTACCAAGATGCACAGGATGATGAAGATTGGGATACATTTCAGTTTACCTCTATTGATAATCCTTTCTTATCAGAAAAAGAAATTGCTGCTGCCAGTAAGTCAATGTCCTCAATGTCGTTTAGACAAGAGTTTGAAGCATCGTTTGAAACATTCAGTGGTGGTATATTTAAAGAAGAATGGTTTAAAGTAGATGAAGAACCACTAGAAGGAAGCTATGTAATAGCTGTAGACCCTGCTGGGTACGAAGATAGTGAGAAAGAAAGGAACTTAAAACGCTCTAGGCTAGATGAAACTGCTATTGCTATTGTTAAAATCGACCGTGATAAGTGGTGGGTTAAAGACATACTACATGGTCGTTGGAACATTAAAGAAACAGCCAAAAAAATTCTTTCATCTGCGATGAAGGTAGAGTCTACTTCAGTAGGTATTGAAACTGGGGCATTGCGTAATGCTATATTACCTTACCTTGAAGATGAAATGAGGACAGAAAATCAGTTTATATCTATTATAGAGTGCCGACATGGTGGTAAAAAGAAATTAGATAGAATTACTTGGTCACTTCAAGGTAGAATGGAACATGGTCAAATAACATTTAATCCAGATAAAGACTGGAAACATTTTAAAAACCAGATGCTAGACTTTCCAAACAGATTAGCACATGACGATTTGCTTGATTCGTTAGCGTATATAGACCAAGTGAGCGTGGCAGACTTTGCACATACAATAGAATTAGAAGATGACTGGAGTCCAATAGATGAAGTGGCAGGATATTGATGATTTAGAAGAACAAGAATATGATGATGTTTGTGCGTTTTCCGCAGATACATCTAATATCAAATTAAGGTATGTAGCAGCTTTGTCAATTATTGCTAATTTAGCAAATGACTTAGACCCTAAGTTATTACCTAATGATGAAAATGTAGATTTATCTATATGTAAAATGATTATGGATGGCTCAATTGAAATAGAAAGTTTAAGCGATAGCATACATTGAAAGCATTTTTTGTGATATAATCGCCAACAATTTCTGGAGAATAGTTGTTTATGTACGACAAGAAAGAATTACAATATCAAGCATTAGCTAGTTGGCTTAATTATAGACTAGATAGTTGGAGAAATCACAGAGAACAAAACTATACTTCCCAATGGGATGAGTATTATCGTTTATGGCGTGGCATCTGGAACGAACAAGATAAAACAAGAGGGTCAGAACGCTCAAGAATTATAGCACCTGCCTTACAACAGGCAATTGAATCTTCGGTTGCAGAATTAGAAGAGGCAACATTTGGACGTGGTAAGTGGTTTGACATCCAAGATGACATGCTTGACCAAGACAATAGTGAAGCTGAATACATACGCAACCTATTACAAGAAGATTTAGAAAAAACTGGCTGCAAAGATGCAATAGCAGAGGTTTTTCTTAATGGTGCTATTTACGGAACAGGTATTGCAAAGATAGTTGTAAACCAAGTTGTAGAAAGAGCACCTTCAGAAGAGCCAGTAGAAGGTTCAATGACAGGAATAAGAGGTATTACAGAGTTTGCAGGTATTGATGTAAAAGTTGAGCCTATATCTCCATTAGAATTTCTTATTGACCCTGCTGCAAATAGCATTGATGAAGCATTAGGTGTTGCACATGAGGTTATTAAACCTAGATACCATGTAGTACAAGGTATGCAGTCTGGTATTTACCGTGATGTACCTCTTGATAGTGACTACGATACAGTACAAATGGGTTATGACTCTGAAGGTAAACAAGCAGATGAGTCTGACAATGTAAAAATTACCGAGTATTGGGGTTTAATACCTAAAAGGTTTATGAAAAAAGCTGCTGACAAAGATGACTTTGAATATTCAAAGAAAGATGAGTTAGTAGAGGCTGTTGTTACTATAGTAAACGATGAATACATTTTACGTGTAGAAGAAAATGCGTTTATGATGGTAGATAGACCTTTTGTTAGTTACCAACACGACATTGTGCCAAATAAATTCTGGGGAAGAGGAGTCGCAGAGAAAGGATATAACCCACAGAAAGCATTAGATGCAGAAATGAGGGCAAGAATAGACTCATTAGCTATGACAACTACGCCTATGATGGCTGCGGATGCTACAAGACTACCTCGTGGAACAAAATTTGAAATTAGAACAGGTAAAACTGTACTTACTAATGGTAATCCTAGGGAAGCTATTATGCCATTGGACATGGGGCAGACTGACCCTAGTACATTTCAACAAGTTGCTAGTCTACAGAACATGATACAAATGGGTACAGGAAGTTCGGATGTTGCTGGCGGTGGAGATACTGCTAGTGGTATGAGTATGGCACAATCTGCTTCTATTAAAAGACAAAAACGTACTTTAATGAATTTTCAAAACACATTTCTTATACCAATGATTCATAAAGCTATGTATAGGAAAATACAGTTTGATGTAGACCGCTATCCTGTAAGTGATTATAAATTTTTACCATATTCTACTATGGGAATTATGGCTAAAGAGTTAGAAATGCAACAAATGGTACAGATGTTACAGGCTATACCAGCAGATTCACCAGCATTTAATGTTATATTGTTAGCAATGATGCAAAATTCAAGCATACATAACCGTGACCAGATAGTATTTGCTTTAACTCAAGGTGAAGAAGTAAATCCAGAAATGCAACAGATGGAACAAATGGGTATGCAGTTAACAATGCAACAAGCACAAGCAAACATTTCTAAAACTCAAGCTGAAGCACAAGAAGAACAAGCTAAAGCACAATTACATATGGCACAAGCTGGTACATTGCAGCCTAATGAAATGGATGCAATGGAACAACAGCAAAATATGCAAAAAAATGCACTTAGTTTAGACAAAATGGCTGCTGATACAGAAAGACAGAGGTCTGAAACTGCTAGAAACATACCAGAAGTAGACCATCTTAAATCTGAAACAATATTAAACCTAGCAAAAGCTAGACAAGCTGGAACTACATCAAATATAAATACTAGATTACAATAGCTATGCCAAAAACAGATAATCAATTCATATCTGATAGATTAGATATGTTTAAAACAGAAGGCTGGTTAGATTTAGTAGAAGAATTAGAAATTTTAGAGGGTCATATTACTAATATAGATAATATAAACTCTGAGCACGACCTTTGGATAATTAAAGGTCAGTTGCGTATTATAAACTTTTTATTAAGTTTAGATACTGCAACAAACTTAGCGTTGGAAGAACTCCAAGACGGAAATCCAACATAATCAAACTTCACAACCCTACAGGGGCGGAGAAAAAATGAGTATAGTAGTAGATAGTGTGCCAACGCCAGAACAACCCATAACAGAAACGCAGGTAGAAACACAAGAAACACAAGCAGTTGCAGAATCAGAACAAGTTACAGAAGTTGATGGTAATGTAGCAGATGTACCAGCTAAGTATGCGGGTAAGAGCATGGCAGACGTAATTGAAATGCATCAGAACGCTGAATCAGCGTTTGGTAAACAAGGAACGGAAGTTGGAGAACAACGAAAGTTAATTCAAAGTTTACTAGAGGCACAAAATAAATCTAATGCTATAGAAGTGCCACAAGAAGAAGCAGTTAGTTTTGAAGATGCTTTTTATACTGACCCTGCAAAAGCAGTTAACTCAGCTATAGAAAATCATCCAGATGTACTAAAAGCAAGAGAGCAACAAGCCCAACAAGCCAATCAACAAAAGTTGAGTGTACTTGAAAAGGCATATCCAGACTGGGAAACGCGTGTCGCAGACAAACAATTCCAAGAATGGATAGGCTCTAGTGAAATAAGAAAAGATATTTTCCGTAAAGCTGACACAGACTATAGGCCAGACTACGCAATTGAACTTTTTGACACGTATGATAAACTTAATATGGTCAATAAAACTCAAGAAGTGAAGAAAAGTGAAAAGGCTAAAGTAGATAAAGCATTACGACAAACTGTATCTGAAACTCGTTCCACACAATCTGTCGGTGGCAAAAAAATGTATCGTAGGTCTGATTTAATTAACCTACAGATAACAAACCCGAACCGTTATGCTTCGCTTGCTGATGAAATTCAAGAAGCGTATGCAGAAGGAAGGGTAAAATAATCATTATAATGGAGAAATAAAATGGCTTTAGGCTCAAGACATAGTACCAGTATTTTAGGCGCAACTGGTGCTAATACGGGTACAGCTAATAATTTCATCCCCGAGTTGTGGAGCGATGAAGTTATTGGTGCGTACAAAAAAAATCTAGTTGTAGCAAATGTTGTTACAAAATTATCACATAAAGGCAAAAAAGGCGATACTATAAATATTCCTTCACCTGCTCGTGGTACTGCAAGTGTGAAAGCAGCTAGTACACAAGTAACAATTTCAGCAGATTCATCAACAATCGTAGAAGTTCGTATTAGAAATCATTACGAATATTCTAAGATGATTGAAGATATTGCAGAGGTTCAAGCACTTAGTACAATGCGTAAGTTTTACACAGATGATGCTGGTTATGCTTTAGCAAAACAAGTAGATACTGATTTGTTTGCTTTAACAGAAGGTTTCCAAGGTGGAACACTAGGTGGTTCTGGTAATGCTTCATTTGAAAAAGCAGTTAAAGGTGGTGATGGAGTAACATTGTATGATGGTAGCTCTAACTCAAGTGCAACTTTAATTACTGATGCAGGAATCCGTAAAATGATTCTTACATTAGATAATGCTGATGTTCCAATGGATGGTCGTGCTTTAATTCTTCCTCCAACTGCTGCTAGTACACTTCTAGGTCTACCTAGATTTACTGAGCAACAGCATATTGGTAACGGTGATGCAATAAAAACTGGGCAAATTGGAATGATTTATGGAATGGATGTATTCATTTCAACTAATTGTCCAACTGCTGCAGCTAACTCTGGTACAGATAGAGTTGGTGTTATGATGCATAAAGAAGCATTAGTTCTTGCAGAGCAAATGGGTATTAGGTCACAGACACAATACAAACAGGAGTATTTAGGTGATTTGTTCACCGCAGATACTATTTACGGTGTTGCAGAACTCCGTAATACTGCTGGTGTTGCATTTGTTGTACCTGCTTAATTAGTTAAGCTGTAACCCCTTCTCACGAGGGGGTTATTCTGAATTAATTTGGAACAAGTATGCCTTTTTACGAATACGAATGTAAAGATAAACATGTTTTTGATGAAATGTGTTCTGTAAAAGATAGGTTACAAAAGAAAAAATGTCCAGATTGTGGACAAAAAGGTAACTTTAGAATAAGTGTTAGAAAAACACAACCTCATTTTGGCAATGATGATACTATTTTTAACATGAGAGAAAAAAAACGAAAGGGAAAAAATGATTTCAATGGATATACTTAAAGATTCTTGTGAGGATGATACTACTTCTAATTTAGAACTAGATAGAATTAAAGCTAAAGTAATGGAGATATGGACTCAGCTTTTATCTGCTTCACACGAAAAAGAATATCACGAAATGAATGAAGATAGTGATGATTACATTTCTTTAGAGCATTATTTAGAACATAACAAACTTATGTTTGCAGGTGACGAGCAACCAGAAGATGAAATTGATAGTTTATTAGACACATTTGCAAATTTACTAGAGCCACAAGAAGAATTAGAGTCTATAAGTAGTGATGCTAAAGCACCTACTTATGGTTCTTCTAGTATATCTGCTAATAAAGATACATCTAAAGTTCCTAAAGGTACATATAAAGATGAGCATGCTTCTACAAAAACACCAAGTGATTCACAAACAAAAGCTAAATCATCTTCTTATGTTGTAGCAACAGGTGTAACACCTACATCTAAAAACCATGAAAGTTCAAATGCTACTATTAAAACTTTACAATCTTTGTTAGATATTGAACATAAAAAATTATTAGAAATGGTTGCCAAAAGAAATAAACAATACGGAGTAAGACTATAATGGCAAAATCGAGATTGAGTTGGAAACAACAAAAAACATTAACGGTTTTAAAATTTAGAAGAATAAATAATGCAGCATTTACACCTGTATTTACATTAGGTACTGAATTTTTAACGGAACAAAGTACCGTGTATAGTCAAAACTATATAGTAACTGAAACAATTTTTGACCCTAACAACAACAATTTAAACTACTACATAATAGCGGAGTAATAAATGGCACAAATAAAAATATCAGCATTAACAGCACTCACCAATACAGATGGCAATGAAGAGTTGCTTATTAATGATGGTGGTGTGTCTAAAAAAGTAATCATAACTAACGTCTTACCAGACGATTCAGTATTAACTAAACACATTGCATCTGGCAATATAGGAACAACAGAGATTGCAGACAATGCTGTAACCTCTGCTAAGATTGCAGATTCAAATGTAATCACTTCAAAAATTGCTAATGATGCTATTGTTGGTACTAAAATTGCTGACAATGCAATAAATTCTGAGCACTATACAGATTTAAGTATTGATGAAGCACACATTAATGACGGTAATATTACAGTTGGTAAAATGGCTGCGAATAGTATTGACTCTGCACAATATGTAGACGGTAGTATTGACAGAGTACATTTAGCTGTTGACATTGTAGACGGAACAAAGATTGCAGATGATAGTATTAACTCTGAACACATAGCAGCAGACAGTATTGATGCTGAACACCTAGCACCAAACTCCGTCAATAGTGATGCTTACATTGATGATAGCATATTAGCTGCACATTTAGCTGCAAATTCAGTTAATACTGATGCTATTATTGATGATTCAGTTACGTCAGCCCACCTTGCAGCTGGTGCTGTAGATGCAACTGCTTTAGGAAATGATGTTGTAAATAGTCAACACATAGCAGCTGATAGTATTGATGCTGAACACTATGCTGCTGGTTCTGTAGATGCTACAGCACTAGGTGCAGATAGTGTTACTGCAGCCAAAATTGGAGATAATGTTTTAAACTCTGAGCATTACGCAGCAGCAAGTATTGACAATGAACACTTAGCTGATAACGCAGTAAATACAGCAGAGATAGCAGATAACGCAGTATCAATAGCTAAAATGGCAGGTCTTGCTCGTGGTAAAGTAATTGTAGGAGATGCAAGTGGCGACCCTTCTGCTTTAGCATTAGGCCAAAGTGGTTATGTATTAAAATCAGATGGTTCAGATATAGCTTGGGCAGCAGATGCAGGTTTATCTGATGAAAATGTACAAGACTTAGCTGGTGCAATGTTTACTTCAAATACTGAAACAGGCATTACAGCTACATATCAAGATGCAGATGGTACTATAGATTTAGTTATTGGAGCAGGTGATATTGTACATTCAATGTTAGGTGCTGATGCAGTAGACGGAGATAATATAGGCGATGATGTTATAAATTCAGAACACATAGTTGCGGATAGTATTGATGCTGAACATTTAAATGCTGACTCTGTAAACACAGATGCTATTATTGATGATGCAGTTAGAACTGCACACATACAAAATGCTCAAGTAACTACAGCTAAAGTTGCTGATGATGCAATTACTTATGCTAAAATGCAACACACAGCAGCAGCTAATAGATTATTAGGTGCAGCAAGTGCTGGTGCTATAGGTGAAGTGCAAGTTGTTGTAGGAATGATGGCTGCAAACTCTGTAGACTCAGACCAATATGTAGACGGAAGTATTGATACTGCTCATTACGCTGACAATTCTATTACAGGTGCAGAACTAGCAGACAACATAGACATTGCTGGTACTTTAGATGTAACAGGAGTTGCAACTTTAGATTCTAATTTAGTAGTTGCTGGTAGTGCGGTTGCTGGAACATTTATAGACACTACAAACACTGGCAATATAGAACTTAATTTTTCAAACGATAATAACTTTGTGTTAACTTTAACTGGTGATGTTGTATTAACTAATCCTTCAACAGAAATTGTAGGACAGTCTGGATTTATTGTTTGTATTCAAGATGGAACTGGAGGAAGAGGGTTAACTATAGGAACAGACTACGAAACAGCAGGAGCAGCAGGAATTACTTTAAGTACAGCAGCCTCAGCAACAGATGTTGTTCCATATATTGTAGCAGCTTCGGGAAGAATACTTTTAGGTCAGCCTCAATTAGCATTTTCATAAGGAGTAGTTAATGGCTTTTACTTCCACAACTCAATTAATTAGTGGCTCAGAACATAATATTGGGCAGTCTTTTAGATTTAATTCAACTACTGGTCAATCTTTATATAGAGAATATTCAGATGCAGGCAATCAAAAACTATGGACATTTGCTTGTTGGTTTAAAAGGTCATCTAATAATGCAAGTAGAGGAGATAATAATAATGTTAACTTTATATTCTCTGGTTATGCTGATGCTAATAATAAACTAGAAATTCTTTTTGACCCTACTACAGATAAATTAAGAATGTTATCAGTTGTAGGTGGCTCAGATAGTGGTGATTTAATAACTAATAATGCTTTTGAGGATACTGGTTGGTATCATTTATTATTTCAAATGGATGCTGCTAACGCTTCATTTAAGATATTTGTTAATGGTATTGAAGAAGCAACGACTGTAACTACTGCTGTTGGTAATGTTAATCATACTGTTAATAGTGCTACTACACATACTTTAGGTAAAGGTCAATCTGACACAGAAGTCAAGCTTGATGGTCTAATGACAGAAGTAGCTTTTTTAGATGGTGTGGCTTTAACTCCAACTTCTTTTGGTTATTTTGATGGGCATGCTAAATTTAAATCTATACCAATTAAAGGATTAGCTTACGGTGATAGAGGATGGTACTTACCATTTATAACAACTTTGACAGCACAAGGTTATAACATAGTTACATGGTTTGGAACTGGGGCTGCAAGGAAAGTTATTACTGGTGTTGGTTTTAAACCCGGAACTGTACACACTACTCAACTGACAGGCGGTAATACTCCTCAGTATCAATTACTTAGTTATGGAACAGACAATGGAGTGGGATTCGCTTATAGGGGTGGTGCTTCTACTCCGCAAGAACAAGATGCTGGTGCTCTTATATCATTTGATTCTGATGGTTTTACTGTAGGTGCTTCAGTTAAAGTAAATAGAGTAAGTACAAAGTTTGCTGGCTTTTGTTTTGATTATGGTCAAGGTTCATACGCTACTAATACAGATGGTTCAATTGATTCAAGTGTGCTATCAAATCCTGCTTATGGACAAAGTATTGTTAAATATACATCGTCAGGTACATTAGGTGTACAAAGTACAGTAGGTCATGGTTTAAACGCTGCACCATTTCTTATTGAAACTTTGTATATAGGTGGAACTGGAGATGGCCCATCTTCTGGTGGCCATGCAGGTGAAAGACTTCGTTATTATTGGACTGGTACTAATTATCCAAGCACAACTTCTCATTTAAACGCAGGCGATTCATGGACTTTTGGGAGTAATACTGATGGTGGTTTAACTTATATGAACGACACAGCACCTACTTCTAGTTTAATACACCTTGGCACAACTAATAATGATGCAATTCATGGCTTTACTAATACTAGTTGTCAGTTTGTTGCAAGATGTTTTGCGGAAGTAAGTGGTTATTGTAAAACTGGTGGTTTTACTGGTTCTTCAAATGATGTAGTAATAGATAATTTAGGTTTTAAACCCGCAGTCATTTGGATAACGCAACAACATACAGGTGGTCAAACTGGTGATGTGTTTTGTTTTAACAGAATATTAAATTATAGTGCTGAAGATAATGATGAAACTATATATTTCCACAATACTTATGATGCTGACGATTTTGATGGTAATTCTCTTTCTTGGCAAAATGATGGTTTTACAGTTTTAAGTAACAGTAGTAGTATAAGTGGTAGTAGAGCAAGATTAGCTAGTTGGATAGCTTGGGCAGACACTAGAGTTGGTGGGCATTTAAACGATGTTAGTGGTAAAGGAAATCATTGGAAAGGTAATCTTGGAAATTCAACTCAAGATGTAATGGATGTAATAGAAGATACTCCTTTAGATGATTTTGCTAAATGGAATCTTAATGATAAGTCTGACCTTATGGCTATTCAACATGGTGGTGTAGGATTAGAACCTACTTATGGTTCTGGCAATACTATTGTTAGAGCAGACATGGCATTAACTGGTAAACATTATTGGGAAATATTAGCATACGAAGGTCTTGGAAATAGTGCTGGATATCACGTTGGTGTATCAACTCATAATGCAGAGAAATTAAATGGTCACGCTTCAGCTTGGCACACTCATGGTTTAATGGCTGATGCTAGTAATGGAGAAATACAACCTTCTATTGGTGGTAATTTAGGCAGTAACCTTTCTGGTGAAACTGCTTTTAGTGCAGGCATAATAGGTTTTGCTGTTGATATACCTAATGGAACATTACAAGTTTTTAAAGACGGTACATCTTTAGGAACTATAACACATGCAAGTATAACATCTCCAGATATTAATGTATCGTTAGGAGGTCATCCTAATATACAATCACCTCAACCTTTATTTCCGTCTATTAAATTTATATCAACTAGTGGTGGGAAAAAAGTTCTAGCAAACTTTGGACAAGACTCTTCATTTGGTTCAAGAAAAACTCCACAGTTTAACAAAGATTCTAAAGGAAGAGGTGATTTTGTACATGAACCACCTGCTGGTTTTTTAGCTTTATGTAAATCTAATCTTCCAGAAACTTCTATTGATGGTAGTAAACATTTTAATTCTATTATATGGAGTGGAGATGACAGCAGCACAAGAAGTTTAACAGGCGTTGGTTTTTCGCCAAGTTTAATTTGGACTAAAACAAGAAGCCACGCAGGTAGCCATATGATGTATGACTCTGTAAGAGGTGCTACTAAAAGATTACATTCAGACCAAGATGTAGTAGAAGCAGTAGAAGCTGCTGAAGGAACTGTTACTTCTTTTGATGCAGATGGTTTTAGTGTTAATACAGGCTCAAGTGATAATTTTTACACTAATCAAAATGGAAAAACATATATAGCTTGGTGTTGGAAAGCTGGCTCTGGCAATACAACTTTTAACGAAAGTGGTGATAATCCTGGTGGTACTCATAATGCTAATGTTGAAGGTGGCTTTAGTATTGTTAAATATGTAGGTACAGGAGCAAATGGTACAGTTGCTCATGGTTTAGGTACAGCACCTAACATGATAATGATAAAAAATCTTGATGTTGACGATGATTGGTGTGTTTATCATGGTGATAATACCAATGGTTTGCAACTTAGTATCAGTAATGCTTCAGCAGATGATGCTACTTTTTGGAATGATACAAGTCCTACTTCTTCTGTGTTTACAGTAAGCACAAACCATAGAGTAAATGCAGATGGAGAAAACTATATAGCATATCTTTGGCGTGCAGTTCCAGATTATTCTGCAATAGGAGTGTACACAGGAACAGGAGAAACAAACGGGGCTTTTATTGAAACTGGATTTGAGCCATTGTTTGTTATGACAAAAAGATTGCAAACATCTGCTAGTTGGTTTGTTGTAGATTCTGCAAGAGATGCTGGTCATCCTAAAACAAAACATTTAGACTGGGCAACTGCAAACACAGAGGAAAATAATTCAAATAATATAGCTTTTCTTAAAAATGGTTTTCACATACAAGGCGGTGGTTCAGATGCTAACAGTGGCGGTAGAACTTATCAGTACATGGCATTTGGACACACACCTCACAAACATTCTAATTCACAATAACGGAGACAACTATGTGGTACTACAATTCACAAATTATTAGACGGCCAAAAACTATGGTTATAGCAGATTTAACTTATCCGCAGACATTGTTTAACAATCCAGCTGGTTTAGCTGCAATAGGAATTAAACCTTTTAAAATTGAAAGCAAAGATAATCG